CTCTATCTAGAGGTAATTAATGTCTCAGAATTTAAATGCAGCAGCAGTCGCTGCTCAACTTGCTGAACAGGATAGAAAGAAAATAGAAGCCTACCAAAAGGCATTAACTGTTCATACAAGTTTAAATAAACTTCCACCTGATTTAGCAAAAGAACAAGCATCTAAATTAACACCAGCCCAGCAAGCATCTTTGCCAAAAACTTTTGGTAACGATGATCCGGCCGTTGAAGTAAAGCGTAGTCCATTAGGAACCGCTTGGCATTACACTGGTGGCGCAATTGTAAAAGGCTTGGGTATGGGCCTTGCTGGATTACAAAATGTATCTGATCTTACAACCCGTTTATATCGTACCGGTGTTATTGCAGCACAAGAAGATTTAAGTCTTGAAGATGCTTGGGAAGAAGCAAATGATAAGGGTGATAAAAAGTTTAACTCTGATCGTATTGAAGATGCCCGTTTAAAATACGGTAATGATGCAGTTACTATCGCTATGCGATTTGCTGCCGGTGAAGACCAAGGTAAAATTTTAAAAGAAGCTACAGAAGAACAAAAGAAATACGTTCAACTTGTATCTAATCAAGCAGGTACACAAGAAGAACGAGATTTATTTCAAGATACTATTGCAGCAGTAAATAGAGCAAAGTATTCTCCTGGTAGGCAAATTGCTAATTTTTTGTTACCTAATTTCTTAGAAGAAAATGGTTTTGCTTATAGAGCAGTATCAGGCACAATAGATGCCGCTTACCGAATAGTTGCTGATCCATTAATTATTGGCGGTAAGATAAAGAAAGCATATGATGTAAGTAAATATTCTTTAGAAGTAATTGTTGGAAGTGCAGCAAAAGATGGCGTTGCTTTCAATAAATATTTCAATCAAGCCAAAACAATAAACTTTTGGAATAATTATGGTTCTAAGTTAAAGGCTTATAGAGAAGCAACTAGTCCAATTGAAAAGGTTGCTATCAATAAAGAGTTGGCAAGATTAGCACCTGAATTTGGTGATGAAGTAATTAAAACATTTAATAAGTCTGGCGTAGAGGATGTTCTTACCGCTAGAGCCTTTTTTGATAATGCAAAAGATTTAGAAACTCTTATTAAAAATGGTGGTGCTAGAAGAAGAGTTATTGCACCTAGAATGACACTAGGTCGTAAAACTAGAGTTGCACTATTAACTACAACTAATAAAGTATTCAATATAGATGCTGTTGGACCTGAGTTAATTAACGCTCAGTTCTTTGGTGAAGAAGCAACAGATGTTGGAATTATCAAGGCTATTAAAGATGGTGTTGAACAAAACTTAGAGTATATTGGAGATCTAAAAAAGACTAAAGGTGTTAGTATCTTTAGATTTTCTACAGATACAATATCTGCCCGTATTGACCGTATGAAACAACGTTTCACTATTCTTCCAATGTTTAAAGATAATGAATTTGATGTTACTGCACCAGATGCAGCAAAATCAATATACAGTTTAGCTCGTCTTGCTTTGCCTCAAAGAGAGTCAAAGTTAGCTGCAGAAGTATTTAAAGGCATAGAAGATGTTGGTCAAAGAAAAGATTTCTTTTATGGCCTATGGGATAATATTGCTAACATTCGCGGTTATGATACATCCAAACCATTAAGAGAAATTAAATCTACAATGGTTGGTAAAACCAAAAGACAATACGATGTAATAGATGGTCCAATGTCTGATGTTGGTGCTTTTGCTTCAGACTTTAATAATAGCGTTTATGTACCTAATCTGGTTGATCTAGACCGAGCAAGTGCTCGTAGTACTCTTGGACAAAAAATAATTGGTATTCCAGCGAATGATGCTTTCTTAGAGAAGATGGTAACTGGCTGGTCATTCTTAACTTTAGCTGGTCCTCGTTACGCTATCCGTAACTCTATTGAAGACCTTATGGTAAACCTTGCTATAGGGCAAACCCCTTGGGGTCTTGCATCAAGTCGTAGATTAACTACTAGAGTTTTAACTGGTCTAAAGCAAACTGAGGCTACAGGTCCTATATCTAAAAAATATGAAGCACTCGCTAATAGTCCATTAGGTGCAGTTATGCGAATTGTCAACAAAAAAGAATCTGCTGCATTGGCTAAAGAAATTGCGGATCTTGACACTAAGATAGTCGCTACTAAAGAAGCAACTAAAAAGTTGCAAGCAGTTATTGATAAATCTACAAACCCAAAACAAATTGCAGCTTTAAAAACTAAAATTGCTAAACTTGAAGGAAAACAAAAAGTAGATTTAGTTAAAGAGACTCGCGTTATTATGGCAAAAGCCTTAACTCAGGGTCGTTTAAATAACTTCCGTAAATCTCTTGGTATGAAACCTATGAATCAAGAAGGTGTTGATTTCTTAACTGAGCAAATAGTCTATGGAGATTTAGAGAATCTACTATCTGTAGTATCTGAAGGTGGATTAAACTTTGCTACCGGTGCAAGTTTTTTAACTGATGCGGTAGAGTTTACTCGTAGTCACGGGGTAAGATCAGAACAGTTAAGGTTAATCGCTCCAAAAACTTTATACAGCAGGGCTGCTGGTAGAGGATTTGAAAATGTTGCTATTGATCCTACTAATGAGAGTTCATTGGTTACTTGGTTATTGCGTATTTCATATGCCTCAAATGATGAACTAGGTTCATTAGCAGTAGCATACTTAGATGATGAAGCTGAGGCAGTTGCCCAAATTCTTAACGCTCTTAAAAAGAATCCTAAACTAATAGATTCTTCTATTCTTAAAGCAAGAGGTATATCTGCAGAAGAACACGCTAGAATGGTTTACGCTAGAACTAGAAGGACATTTGAAACTAGGATAGATCTTCCAGATGGTACAAAACAACTTAATACTGAGTTGCTAGATAAGGTAAGAACCCTTGATCCAAAGGGAGTAGCATTAACTGGTAATAAAAAAACCTATAAAGTATCAGGTCAAATATCCTTAGATGATTTACCATCAGATTATAATTTAACACCTAGAACAGTTGTTGGACCTACATTGGTTCCAGTAACTAATACTGGAAACTTTGCTGCATCATTTATGGAAAATGGTTGGAGATGGCTAGGTTCTGCTAACGCCCGTATCTCAAGACAACCTATTGCTATAAATGAGTTATTAACTATTCGCAAGCAAATGCGTAAATCTGGCTTTGAAGATGCTTGGATTAAAAGTTATACAAAAGATGTTAAGCCTAATACTGAAGCATTTACAGAGGCAGTAGAATTAGCAAAAAGAGATTTAGCGAGGGTTGCTGAAGAAAGAGCTATAGGTCAGACACTGGCTTATGTAGATAACCCATTGATTAGAACTCAAATTGCTTTTTCATCTCGTAACTTTGCTCGTTTTTATAGAGCGACTGAAGATTTCTATCGCCGTATTACTAGAGCAGTTCGTTATAATCCGGAATCAATTGCTCTTGCAGCATTGACCTATGAAGGAATTACCCATTCTGGATTTGTTCAAGAAGATGACCAAGGTGAGCCATACTTTATATATCCTGGTATTGCTCCAGTTTATAATGCTTATCAGAAAATGTTAAGTGCAGTTGGTTTGGGCAGTGAATTTAAAGTTCCCTTTCCAGTTCAATTTGGAGCACAAGTAAAGATGTTAACCCCATCTTTAAACCCAGATTCTTTAGTACCAACTTTTGCTGGACCAGTAGCTGGTATCAGCATAAGGACACTAGAGTCTCTAGTTAATATATGGTCACCAAGCGCTGCAGATACTATAACAAGATACGCTCTTGGTAAGTATGCAGTAGATCAACCTATTCTTTCATCATTTTTACCAGCACATATTAATCGCTTATATAGTGCTATGAACAAGGATGACCGAGATGGTCAGTATGCTAGTGCTCATCGTAAGGCTGTAACTTATTTAGAGTCTGCTGGGTATACTCCTAAGGCAAAAGAAGATCCTATTAGTGGACAGTTAATACCTCCATCAGAAGCTGAGTTAGAAGAGTACCGTCTAAGAATAAAGCAAACTACAATGAATATTCTTGGTATGCGATTTGTATTTGGATTCTTTGCTCCAGCATCACCACAGGTTCAACTTAAATCCGATATGTCAGAATGGATGAGAGACTCAGGTAGAGCAAACTTTAAACAAGTTTGGAATGACCTTAGAGAAGAATATAAAGGTGATTACGAAGGCGCTATGAAGAGATGGGTAGAGTTATACCCAGACCAAATAGCATTTACTATATCTGAATCTGAGAGAAGTACTGTATCTAAGTTTGCCTATGCTGAGGAGTCTGGTAATTTCGTAGATCAAAACCAAGAATTATTTAAAAAGTACAAGCAAGGTGCAACCTTCTTGATACCTAATAAATCTGGATTCTCTTGGGATGCTTACAAAACTATGACCGATATGGGTCTTCGTAAGAATCTAAGGGTAGATGAGCATCTAAAAAAGGTACAAACTGCGGCAGATGTTCAAACATACTATGAGCGCAAGAATGAATATGAAAAATCATTAGAGCGATATAGATCAGATTATGAACGTTCTAAACTACGTAGAGAATTTACACAATGGAAAGATTTATTCTTTGCTGGTCATCCTCTAGTAGCGGAGTATCTATCTCAAGGTAGCCAAATAGCTATTGATAGACAAAATGCTCTTAGTGATTTAGAACTTATGTTAAAGGATGAATCCGCAAGAGCTGCAAGTCCAAAAACATTTGATGCTTTGAAAGCAATGCTAGATGTCTATTTAGATTACAAAACACAAAGAGATAGATACGAGTCAATTGGAACTCCAAGAGACCTACAAAGAAGTTTAAAGGAAAGAACAATTGTAAAAATAAGACAATTGTCTTTATATAACGAAAACACTTTACAGGCCTATGATTCGCTATTTGGTGGATTACTAGATGATTAAAAAGGAATACTAACTAATGGCACCTAAAAAAGATAAAAGATCTGCATCTTTAATAAAATACCTTAGTAACCAATCTGATGTGGTTAACGCTAGGCAAGCCCTTGGTAACTATGCCCAAGAATATAAGGGTATAGAACTTCAGTTTAAGAATACCCCTGCCAGTAGTAAAAATTTCTCAGAAATTGTATCTGCATATAGAGCTGCTGAAACTAGAATAAACGCTTTGCAAAAAGCTAAGGATGATGCAGAAGCAGCAGCAACTACTAGATTTGAAGAACAACAAACTGAAAAGGCTGAAACTAAAAAGGTACAAGATACTTTTAAGATTGAGGCTCAATTAAATCCACTTTATGTAGAACGAAATCAAAGATATGTAAAGCAAGGTTTACCAGTTCCAGCAACTTTAAGTTCACAAATTACAGAACTTGAAACAAAGTTAAGAGAAAAGGGTGGTAGACCAACACCTGGCGTAGAGATTACTACTACCGATACTGGTACTGATACTGGTACCGATACTGGTACTGGTGATACTCCACCACCTGAATCGGCATTAACTGAAGATAGAATTGCATTTGCACAAAAATATACAGGTAATGTTGAAAAAACTAAAGAACTTCAGCAAGCACTTAAAGATGCTAATTTATATAAAGGAAAAGTTGATGGTATTTTTAGAGCTGATGAAATTGATAAAGCCCTTGATCTAGCTGATACTAAAATCGGCGTATATGAAACATATGGCATAACTTTTCCAGATCGTATAGAAGCATTAAAAAGACTTGCTACTGATTTTAAAACTGGTGGAGGACCTGGTGGTCCAGGTTCCACAACCACTATATCTTCAAAAGCTACAGCAACCACCTATATAAACGCTGCGTTAAAGCAAGTTGGTATTAATAGGGATGCAACTCCACAAGAAATTGATAATTTGTATAAAGTTCTTAATGATGCCGAAAGTCGCTTTAAAACTACCACTAAAAATGGAGTAACTAGAGATCTTTTAGGAAATAGAACACAATTTATAGCAAATCTTATTACCACTGGTAAGTATGTAGATCCTAATACTGGCAAAAATATTAAAGGTGTCAAGGAAGATGTTAAAAAAGCAGCCAAAGTCATCGGAGAAATATCCAAATCAGCAAAAACTCTTAAAGCAGATACCCGTTCTTTAACAATACAAGGTCTACAATCTACCGCTAGTGCAAATGGGGTTGTATTAAGTCCACAACAACTAGAACAATATGCACTAGATGTTCAAAATGGTAAAGATGTTAAAGTTATTCAAAGCCAAATCCGTAATCTTGCAGGTCTTGGTATGCCAGATAATGTAAAGAAACTATTAGCTGAAGGTACAGATTTAGATACTATTTATTCTCCTTACAAACAAGCAATGGCTGCCGTACTTGAGATTAATCCAACAACTATTGGATTTACTGACCCAGTATTACGTAGTGCTATTGGTCCTAATGGAGAAGTTCCTTTATATGATTTCCAAAGAGCACTTCGTAAGGATGCTCGTTGGCAATATACAAATAATGCTAGAGAAGATGTTTTCCAATCAGTAGGTAAAGTCCTTCAGGACTTTGGATTTCAGGGGTAGACAGTGGCATATGATCCATTAACAGGTAAATTCACACCAGTATCTTCTTATACACAACAAACTGGAAGAGATATGCCAAGTAATCTTGGCACTCCATTTGGTCAAACAACTGGTGCTTTTCAAGAATTACCTAAATCAACTGGTACCGCATTTGGTCAAGCAGGTGGAAATGTAGGACCTATTGCTTCTACTCCAGTTACTGCTGAGTCTCAATTAGCTTCAGAAGTATCAACCCAAAGGCAACAATTAGAATCTTTATTAGCTGCTGCTAAAAAGACTGGAAATAAAAAAGGTATTGCTGAAGCACAAGCAGCTTTAAATGATGCTAAAGAATTAGAAAGATTATTAAAATCATTTACTACTTCTGACGGTACTAGTGGTGGAACTGGTGCTTTTGCTGGTAATAGATCAGATGCTTCATATGTTGCAGAAGGCAGATCTGGTACATCTAATACTGGTAAGAAATATATAAATGGTAAGTTAGTATCTGAATCAGAATTTAATACATACTTATATGGTGATCAAAAGGGTGGAGGAGCTGGGGCAGGAACTAGTGCAGCAGCATCAACTGCAGCAGCAGAAGGATTAGCAAAGCGCCAATCAGCATTTGATCTACTAAGAGAACAATTTGCTCAGTATGGTCTTGAAGGTTTAGTAGATCCACTAAAAGGATTAATCCAAGAGAATGTATCTCCATCAGAGTTTGCTGTAAGATTACGTCAAACAGAACCTTATAAGAAACGATTTGCTGCTAATGCTGCTCGTATTAATAAAGGATTAAGAGCATTATCAGAGGCTGAGTATATTACTCTAGAAGATAGTTACCAAAACATTATGCGTAACTATGGATTACCAGCAACCTATTACACCAAGGGTGATATGGGTCGTCAAGAAGGATTTGAGAAGTTTATCGCTGGAGATGTATCTCCTGCTGAATTAGAAGAGCGAGTATTAACTGCACAGAATAGAGTTATTAACGCTCCACCACAGGTTAAGGATGCACTAAAGCAGTTCTATCCTGATATTAATAACTCAGATATCCTTGCTTATACTCTTGATCCAGAAAAAGGATTAGCAGATATTAAGCGTAAGGTAACTGCAGCAGAGATCGGTGGCGCAGCGATGGGTGCTGGATTAGCTACTGATGTTGGTAGAGCAGAAGAACTTGCTAGATTTGGTGTAACTGCAGAACGAGCAAGAGAAGGTTACCAAGCAGCAGTTCCTATTATTGAACGAGGTAGACAACTATCTGGATTCTATATGGACTATGTCCAACTACGACTACGAGGATGAAGATGACAACAATGTTGATACATCTACAGACCTTATCAAGCAACTACGCAAAGCGAATAAACAAAAGGAAAAAGAACTAGCCGATCTAAAGGCTCAGTTTGAAGGCCTTAATAAATCGCAACGCGAAAGAGCAATCAAGGATGCCCTCGCAGCTCGCGGGGTAAATACGAAGATAGCTTCGTTTATCCCACAGGATATAGACCCAACTGAGGAGTCTGTATCAAAGTGGCTTGAATCAAATGCCGATGTTTTCGGGATTCAAGTTGCTGAAAACCAAACACCTAATATTGACCCAGCTCAGGCTAAGCAATATCAACGTATGACTAACGCTGCAGAGCAAGGCAATTCGCCTAACGCTCAAGAAGATGTTATGAATAAATTGTTAAATGCTAATAGCCGCGAAGAGTTGGATGCCATTATCAGGCAGTCTGGTTTATAAACCAATCCAACGAAAGGCAAGTGCTTAAATGACACTACCAGCAGGTACCATCACAGGTACTGGTGACATTACCGCATTAGTCCAGACCGCGTATGATCAATACGTTCGTATGGCACTACGATCCATTCCAGTAATGCGATCAATTGCAGATGTTAAGCCGGTACAGCAAGCTATGCCTGGATCATCAGTTGTATTCTCAATCTATTCTGACTTATCACAAGTCACAGCAACATTGACTGAGGAATCTGATGCTTCATCCGTAGCCCTAGGTAACCCATCACAGGTTACAGTAACACTTCAAGAGTACGGTTCAGCCGTAACAACAACTAAGAAGTTAAACCTAACTTCTTTCAACGATGTAGATGCAGCTCTTGCTGACATCATTGCATACAACGCTGCAGATTCTATTGACTCTGTAGTAGCTTCAGTTCTAACAGGTGGAACAAACGTCATCTACGCAGGAACTGGAAACACAACAACTTCTGAGTTAACAACTGGTGATACAATCACTGTTGCTAACATCCGTAAGGCTGTTACAGAACTTCGCACAAACAAGGCAGTGCCTCGTATGGG